AGGCTTGGCAACTCTGCCTGTAATGAACCTGGCGCTGGCGTAAATGCGTTTTGTTCTACGCCGGGGTAAGTCTGTTCTGGTGTTACTACTGTTGCGTCAGTAATAGGCGCTGCTGTTGCGCCAGCAGTTCCGGCAACTTGACCTGAGCCGCCTGACATAACATCAAGACCTTGACCCATGTCATAAGCGCCGGTTTCCCCGCCAGTAGTACCGCCACCCAATGCCTCGCCAGCACTTGCCGTAACGTAGGTTAAAGCAGCAGCTTTAGCCGCATCTTCTGGGTCTTCACCTTGGGCGAGTTTTGTACCACCGCGAGCAAGAGCCGCACCTGGCGCACCGCCGTAGTAGTAGCCAACTGCGGTAGCAATTGCCTCTACTGGGTCTTCTTTGATTGGCTGAAGAATCTTGTCGTCAATTGCCGAACCAAGGTTTCTTATTTCTTGAACTGGGTTACACATTTATCTTCTTCCTACAAAAGAATCCTTCGTAGTTGTACCCAAGGGATTGATAGTAGTCTTTCATTCTGTCTATATCTCCTATCCCTGTTGAGTAACCTATCCAAATATGCTTTGCGTTGTTTTGTTTAGCCCAACGCTCAAACTCTCTTATAAGCCGGACACCGGTCATCCCGTTTCTAAACTGTGGCTTAACATAAAGACCACTCTCTACCGCTTTTTTGTCTTTAGAGAAATAATGTTCGGTAATAAATCCAAGCATCCCACCGGTTATTTCGTTGTCCCTGTACGACATTACACAGAATGTTGATGGGGAACCTATTAACTGATTCAGGTTTTGCTCAGAAAACTCCAAATCCACCGAGCTGCTTTCTTGGTGCATTTGTTTTGCTAGTTCTATAAACTGCGGCAGACTTTCTTTTGTTACCTGTCTAATCAAAGAAAGTACCCACCAAGCGCACCTAATCCAGCACCAATGTATTGGCTAGGAACGCCAAACGCAGAACCGCCTAAGAAATTTCCTGCCATGTAACCTAATCCCGCACCGCCTATTGCTTGACCCAATCTGTTGGTTTGGGCTTGTGGTTGTTGCGGGTAAATAGACGATGCCATTGGGGTTCCGTACACACTCGACAGGTATGACTGAAGTTGGGAGTACGGAAGTTGCTGCGAATACTGGAATCTCTGAATCTGTTCTTGCAGAGGTTGCGCCGCAATCTGTTCTTGCGCTGCACCAACCTGTGCCAATGCCTGAGAAGGCAGAAATCCTTGTTGGAAAAACGACGGGGCGGCTTGGGCTAGTGCTGCTTGACCCATCTGAGCCTGTTGTTGCAATGCACGCTCGCGGGCATAGTCCTGTCCAACGATGTTGGCAGAAACGTCGCCTAAAGCCCTTCCATAGGCTTCCGTAGCCCCGCCAAGGGCACGTTCCATTGCCCCTGACCCATAGCGCCCAGCGCGTGAATAAAGGCTTGCAACGCCAGGTAGAACCTGTTCGCCAAACTGTTGGGTAAGAGGGCGGGTAGCGGCTTGTAGCATTGCTTCACGATATGGGGAGCCTTGCAGAAAACCACCTGCGGCGGTCTGACCAATCTGCCCAAGGGAGGCTTGGTAGGCTTGCTGTGCTTGCTGGAGTGTTGGCTGACCGGCTGTTATTGCCGCTTCCTGTTGTTGCAATGCGGAAAGTGTTTGCTGGCTTGGGGAGACGTACATCTGCCCCTCAAACATTTGTGGCTGTGCGCCAAAGAACAGTTGTTCTGCCCTCTGTAAACCACGCTCTAGGTACGGGCGAAGGCTTGGGTCAATTTTTGATTCCCCGCCACCCGGTGCTAAAAGACTAGGTAATGGCCCAGTACCAGGAACTGTTGTGCCAGGGATAGGGTTTCCGAAAGCGTCATAAGCCATATATCACCTATTATAAAGATTATCCAACCAAAATGTAAGCATAAGTCTTGTCTGCCGTAGAGTTGGCATAGTGGCTTATGGTTGCCTGTCCCTGCTGTTGGGCAGAGACGTAAATGTTTGAGTACGCCGCCGGAGCAATGTAGTTCACGGTAACGATTACAGACGGGGTTGACGGTCTTGTTGGGCTTGTCTGCGCCGCCAGATGCTCGATTCCGCAGTCCGTGTCGGTTGATGCCCAAGCAAGCTGAACGTAGTCGTCTGCCTGTAATTCTAGGAAAAAGTTAAGCGCCGCAATCAGGTGTCCGTCTGTGCCGCCGTGGCTCTCTGGAACTGAGAACTTGCTGTTACTTCCCGCGATGTTGGAAGCAGCCCCGCTTCCGCTACCTTTTTTGAACCATATGTCTACGTCTTGAATCTGGTTGTCCGCGTTGGCAAACTGGATGCTAAATTGAATGTTATAAATCCCGTAATTACGCACGCGGAACTTGTTGGTGCTCTCTAAAACCACCCCGTTGCTGTAATCAGTCGTATCACAACTGATGATGTACTCATTTGAGGTCGTCGTTACGTTCTGGTCTGTCGTGTCCTGAAACGCGCCGTAGGGGGCAGAGTCCGCTTCTGCCGCGTCCGAGAATGGAATCAGGACAATTTTTGTGTATACAGAAATACGCTCGTCTACCAGAGTAGTCGTGGTCGCATTGCCCGTGGCAAGCGTAATCGTCCCCGTATTATTGGACTTGCCGTTCATCAGGTTGTTGACCACCTCGGAAATCTGCCGTGGGTCTCCACCTTGGTACGGTAGAACACGAAACATTATCTAGTCCCTGCCGATTGAATATCTACGTCCATCCCGATAGCTGTCGTCCAGTTACCTGACGGCTCTAGTTTGACCCTGTGGTATCTGCCGTAAGACCTAGTTCCTATGCGGTTCTCGCTATTGGCTGCCGTAACCGAAGGGAAGGACACGGTTTGGTTCAGTTGTAGCCTAGAAGCCACAGAAGCACTACCTGTCCCGTTGTCTACGATTGGCTTAATCATCGTAACCATCGACTGATTGGCTGGCGACTCAATATCCGAAGTCTCAATCGTTGCGGTCTTAGCCGCACCCGTGAAGGTGATTAACTTTGAACCCTTGATGCCTAGCAAAAGCAGCTTGCCGCCTAGCCAGTTACGGCTATCTAGCGAAACCCCAAGTGCATCTATGCTTGCCGAGAAAGCGTCTAGCCCTTCTAAGGTGATAGACGGGGTAGAAACAGGGGCAACACGGGTTGCAGACGAATCTGCGTAAGACCACTTGCCGGTAGCGATGTGGTAAATCAGGGCGCGGTAGTCCGTATCCACACTTGGGTAGCCCCAGACCACCAGGTTGTTAATTGGGTCGATGGCGGCACTCATGTTGCCCAAATCTGACTCTTTTAGCGAGTTAAAGAAGTACCGATTGACCTTCTCCGCGCCTATGTTCTTTAGGTTCTGCCCGTCGCAAGCATAAAATCCGTCGTCGCCCAAGAAGTAGGTAATGCCCTGCCATTGGATGACCGAGTTCGGCTCGTAGCACCCACGGTTCCTAGCGATGTTGTCGAACTGGAATATCAGCGGGGTTCCAACGTAGGACATCCGCACGATACTGCGCTCTAGCAGGACTAGCCCGAACTCGCCACCCGTAACCCCCTGCACAAAACCGCCGTCAGGAATGTCCTGAAAGTCTGCCTGTGTTGTGGCAGAGGTAGTCCACGTTTTCTCGTTGTTAATGCCCGACCATTGCACTCGGTTTTTGTTTGCTGTCTGATAGCCAGATACCACAAAGTCCCGCACCACGGTCGCGAACTTGGCCTTGGGAGCGTCTACCGCTATGTCTGCGAAGGTAGTCCCAGATATAACGTCGATGAACTGCATGGTGTTGGACTCGTTAGCCGCAATCAAGGAGTTGCCGAACTGCGTAAACTTCCACCCGCTTGTCCCAGAGTATGTGGTCGCAGAAATGTCGTCCCACGAGAAGTCTGAGGTGTCCAGCTTAAATAGCCGAGTCGTACCGGCGGCGTAGATACTTGTAATACTGTTGGTGTCCTTGGCGGCAGCCGCAGCCGTAAGAGCCTGTGGAGCGTCGTCTGAGTAGTCCACTTCCTGCGGAAACGGGCCATACCCAACAGCCTTGGGGTAGCAGTTTCTAGCCGTGGTCAGCGCACCGATAACCCCTGGCTGGTCAGGCAGCCACTCTCC